GTTTACAATCTTGGCGTCGCTTATTTCTAGCATAGGTGCCAGCGCCCAGGCGAGTGAATTCGGGTCCCCACATGGCTTCGGCGTTGACACTGTGGACGTCCAGTCCAAGTCGAAAAGCGGCTTTAAGGTCGTCATCGTTCGCCTCCCATGCCACGACTTGGGCATCGGCGCCCTTTAAGTCGGCTTCGTATTGGATATAATTTGGATCAGTTATGAAGAGCTTGCGGACGTTTGGTAGCACTATCTTGGTTACCATTGAGTTCTTCCACGGTCATCTGGGTTAGCGGGAGGAGAGCTATATAGGCAATGAGTTCTTCGTGGCGAACGTAATAAGTCTCGTGACTGCCGTTGTAGAGGGGAATTATGATTTCTCCAGGCAGGATAAAAGGTTCGGGAATAAAGAGACTGTGTTTTAGAATGTCTGTGTGAGTGATGGCGTAAAGAGTGTGGTTTGTGGGCAACTGGACGTTGAGCCCCGTGGCGAGCAAGCGGGTGGTTCGCGGGGGAATTAGGCATGTGTTACTTCGCCCTGTATTGCTAATGAGATAGGCGTGAAGTAGAAAGTTAGTTGGAACGATGGCGTCGGTGTGGAGTTTGCTAAAGGTTACCTTCATCACTCATCCTCTTCGCCCTTTGTGAGGTTTTGTAGATTAGTACCTCGGCTAAATACGTTTTGGCTGGAGCTAAGGCGGTGAGTCTCCGTGCCGCCGGGATTATAGCTACAGCGCATCCGGCCGTCGCTTTCGATTGGGCTTTGAATAACTCCCACGGTATTGTCGGCGGAGCCGTATAGGTCTAAACGTTTAAAGAGGCCGGTGAATTCGGGATACCATTTGGTGAGTTGCATTAGAGCTTCTTTGCCCACTGTCCGATTCCCGGTTTTGCGATTTGAAACGGGGCGGAAGCCGAGGACGTCGTAAAAAAGCATAGCAGTTTGCTGCGCGCTGCGATACCAGGGTGGGTCGGTTTTCTTCTTGAGTTCTTTGACCATGGATTGGGGAATTATAGTTAACAATTCCCGTTCTAACCCGGTTAGTGCGCTCTGGAGTTCGAACAGCATCGAGCCGCGCCGGTCTACGTCAATACGGACCCCGCGGTTCATCATTCTCAAACACAATGCGTTGGTTTGCATTTTGAATTCCATTTGATCTTCTTGCTTGGTCGCGGAAATGTATTTGCGTTGGGATTCGCAGATTTCCCACGTTCTCAAGTTATCCATACAATTATAATCCATGAGCGTCTGAAGATCGCGGAGCGCGTTCCAGTCTTTAACATCGTCTTTCCAATACCAATGGTATTTGCAATAGAGGCTGGACAAATAGCCCAGGTCCTTTGGCGTGCCGGGGAATAAAACGTTTTGAGCTAGCATAGTGTCGTGGGTGAGCGGAGGGCTTAGGCCCATTTCGTGCTGGATATATTGGGTGTCGTAGATATAGTTCTGCCCCACTACCTTTATTTTGGGGTGGGATAGGGTCTTCCGAATCCAAAGCAGGATTTCCGCTTCCTGTTCCGGAGTCCAATAGCTTTCAAATGATCCGTCAGATAGACCACGACGGATGAAGGGTACACACATGGCAAAGCGGGTGGAGTCTGCGAAACCCATGACGGAGATGAAGCGGCGTCGGACGGTTTCAATATCGTTGGCGAGCCAGATGGTAGTCCCTTGGTTGGCCAGAGTGAGCCAATGACGAAACCTATTAACAGCTTCGCTAAAAGTCGGCGGACTGAGAAGCGTAGGAGCGGGCGAGGGGCGCCAGTCGTTGGCGAGGGCAAGGGGAACTCTGGCCTTAAGGTCGTGGACTGTGGGCGTGCGGTATTCCCATTGACGCATAATCGACGCGGGGTGGACGATTGGTAACAGTCGGGTTGATCGCAGAGTTTGAATAGCATTGGCATCGGAGGTGAATTCCTTATGCGGTTCGCAATACCACATTGAGCCGCGCCAGTTCATTATTCCGTTAGGCGCCCAGGTTTGGAGTTCGGTGGGAACCAGGCGGTTTGAGGATTGTCGCAAGACTTCGCTCCCGGTGCATTGGCTGAGCGACCAGAGCGCATAGTTGCCTGCGCAAAGTACCAGCTTACGAGGTGACGCGGCAATTTGACGATAGAGGCGGGCAACTTCTCCGCGGACATAATCGCTTGGAGCAAGACCTCCGACGCGGGCTCCAACGTGACTGTGTTTAGGGTTAAAGAATCGCCAAGTTTCGTTATTCTGAGGTTTAGCGGCGACCACGTTAGTGCATAGTATTCGTGCTCGCTCGATTCGGGCTTCGGCGAGGATTCGGTTGAGTTCGTGCCCGGAACTACCGACAAACGGTTTTTGCGCATTGAGTTCCTCTATACCCCATGACTCGCCGACAAGGACTATGTCAGCGTCTTTGGGTCCACTTGTGCCGTACCAGAGATCAGAGTTTTCCATGCAGATTTGCCAGCGCCGTGTTGTAGTAATCGGGGTCCTTTTCAATGCCTACGCCGGTGCGGTTAAGAGATTTAGCAGCAACCAGAGTAGAACCACTACCGCAGCAAGGATCGAGAATGCGCTCGCCAGGCAGGCTAGCGCACTGGATGAGCGCGGACAGAAGTTCCACGGGTTTCTCCGCGGCGTGAATGCGTTCATGACGTGGGACTCGCTTGATGTTGAAGACGTCGGTCGGCGAGGCGTTCATGCCCCTTTGGCCCTTGGTTGCGTAGAAGATAAATTCAGTGGTAATTCTAGGTCCACTCCCGCCCCACGGCGCCAGACCTTCGCTTTCGCTTTTTTGCCAGATAAGAGGTCTTTTAAATGGCACCCATCCCATATTACTTGATAATGCTTTGAGCCAGTCGAAAAGCTCGATGTCACAGAAAACGAAGATATTGGCTCTGGGCTTGGTGACGCGGAAGCCCTCCGTAATAATGCACCGAGCAATAGACTTAGCGGTGTCCACGTCGTCGGTGTAGTTGTGGTGGACCACGGATCGGGCGCGAAAGCCGGCTCCGCTTGCGCCGATACCATAAGGGGGGTCAGCGCAGATGAGGTCGAAAGTGCCTGGGTCAAGGGTAGGTAGGACATCGAGTAGGTCTCCTTGGCGAATCTCTAACGCAGCCGGAGTCGTAGCCACTGCGAGACCGCGGCGAGCCAGAGCCGCGAGTGCTTTTTCTTCTTGCATCCGGTAGATGGTTTGGAGGGCTTCCGCCGGGTTGCGCGCATTGGCGACTTTTTCGTTGTCGAGATGTTCGGCAATGATGACGGCTTGACTAATGGTTCGAGCCGCGCTGCCAGCCGTTCCGTCGCTTGGCGTCTTAAATACGCCTCGATTAATAAGTTCATGGCCCGTATCTTCCTTGGTTTGCTTCGGGTTTTGCAGCTGACGCAGCGCGTGGAGATCGGCAAACGCTTTCATGCGGTCGGGCCAGTCCAGGTCTACGCGGAATACGTTCTCGGCTAACTCGGCTTCGAAACGGCCCACGGAATCTAGATAGTCGCCGAGTTGGGTAACGGGGACGCATTGGAAGAAGATTTCGCCACTATAGCGGAAGGATTTTTTCTCCTCGAAGATTTTCCTGATCGCCGTCATTCGCCTTTCGCCCGCAGTTAAGACCCAGGTCTGCGTTGTGGAGTCAAACCAGCAGACAGGGGGATGGAGAAGTCCGGTAGTCAGGATTGATTCCTTGAGTTCGTTTAATTGCGGCGTAGAGATTTCCTTACGCTGGCGCTTACGGATTTCGATTTTATCAACTTCAACAGTTACGGTCATTGGTAGTGTTCCTGTGATGTGGGGGGTGAACGGCCCCAAGGCCGGGGACCCGAGCAGCCGTCCACCCCTACAATCAGAACTTGTTTGCGATCCTACTGAGATTGCGCTCAAGTTCCAATAGCAACCGGCCGATGCGGTCGGAACGCTCTAGGTAGCCTGTAACTCTAGGCGCTTCCCCTTCGTCGGATATGGTGACGAAGGAGTTTTGGCTAACGGAAGATTCAAGCTTGCCCAAGCGTTGGCCTAACTCGGCAATGCCTTTTGCCAGTTCGACGTCGGGATAGACAGGTTCGCGCTTGCTCATGACAGCCGCACCACGCGGGTCACCTCGGCGCGCTTGCCCTTGGTGCCGTCTTTGCGGTCGAAGTTGATATGTTCGACCTTGACCATAACGGGTCCGGCGCCCTTGAGGTTGCCGATTGACCATGGACCAGGGTTATTCTGACCCACGGCGCTGCGGACTTGGCCCAAGGCGATGTTTTTATTGGTGCCAAAGTCCAGGCGCCCCACCGCGTCTACGTCGAGGATAAGCTGTTTAGTGACCACGACTTTTTCCCGGTTGAGTTCAGCTTTCGCCTTCTCGTCCTGGATAACGAAGGGGATTGTCAGCTTCTTCATCGAGCCCTGCTCGCCGGCCTTTGGCCCGCGCTTGTATTCGAACTCGAAGTTCTCCACAGCGTCGCTGCCGAAGTCGTCGATCATCGCCGGGTACTCGCCGGCGGGACAGAGCTTGAATTCTGTCTCCAGCGGCTGGTCAACGGTCTCGTTTAAGAAGTCGTCGGCATTGAAGTCAGACATCTTTAAGTCTCCTATCGTGCTGCGGCGGGTTTCATTGGCGCGCTGGGCATCACCTTAGCGGGAACAGGCGAAGCCAACGTTGGAGGCGGCGCAGCGGGAATGCCTCCGGCCAATGTCTTGCGTCGACGATACGCGTCGACGATTGGTTTTAGGTCTGGAATAAGATCGTCGGATACGGGTAGAGACCTGTTCTTGAGATCAGCGTTGCGGTCGATGGTGGCCCATTTAAACTTGGGCTTATTATTAGCGTCCATTACGCGCTGGGCGTAGATTACTTCGCTAAAGAAGCGTGGGATTTTCGGAGCCAGTTTGCGGCCTAGAGTTGAGGCCATGATTTGGTTGACCCCGGTTAGCTCGTTTATCTCCTTTTCTACGTGGCCCGTTAGGACGAAGAAGCAACTGCGGTCGGCAGTTAGCTTGAGAAGCAATTGCTCGACAAAGTTCATCGCAACGCCCCATTCGCCTTGGTGCGCCGCCGGCTTGAAGCCGATAGTCAGGGCCATTGAGATCAGACTTAGGCCGCTTAGTGAGTCGAGGGCTAATAG